GTGGCTTCTGGGCTGGATACCTTGGGTTACCCCAGTGGTGGGTCTAGGGACATTCAGTGGGGCTGGAACCCTATTGGTGGGGGTGGTAGCGTTGATGTAGGTTTGACTCCCAACTACTTGGTCGGAACCACGAGTGTTGGTACGGTAACAGTAACGGTTTCATAGGAGTTTATGATGGACAAAGCAGATTTGAAACAGGACAAGAAGATGATGGCTAAGGCCGTGCATAAGCACGAGAAAAAGTTACATCCCGGCAAGCCTATGACTAAATTAGCCAAAGGTGGCCCTACATCTGAAGACCGGATGCGCGTTGGTCGCAACCTGTCCCGTGCAGCTAACCAGAAAACGGGGTAAATCATGGCATACAGTATGAAACAAGGCGGCAAGGAAGTTGGTCAAGCCAGCGTCTACGCGCCTCCCCACACGATGGACGGTAAGCCAATGAAGGCTTCTTCAACTCCCGGTAAAGAACCTAGCAGCAGCAAGTTGGACACGATGGATGTCAGTATTGGCAACATCAGTAAATCTGCTGGCGATGAGCAAGTCAAGACAACAGGTATCAAGGTTCGCGGCACTGGCTGCGCTACCAAAGGCTTGATGGCTAGGGGCCCGATGGCATGAACTACTCTGAGCTTTCGTCGGCAATACAGACCTACACGGAAAATAATTTTCCGGCGATTACACTCGCGGACGGGTCTACATTCACGACTACGGCTCAGATTAACACCTTCATCGAGCAAGCGGAACAGCGCGTCTACAACTCAGTGCAGTTCCCCTCATTGCGTAGGAACGTGACGGGGGTCACCACTTCAGGCAACAAGTACTTGGCTTGTCCCGATGACTTCCTAGCTTCGTACTCCTTGGCTGTTTACGCTACGTCCGGCCCATTCATATACCTGCTGAACAAGGATGTGAACTTCATCCGTGAAGCCTACCCAACGCCGACTGACACGGGAACCCCCAAGTACTACGCTTTGTTTGGCCCAGCCGTTGCAAGTTCGGTCATCAGTAACGAGTTGTCGTTCATCCTTGGGCCTACACCCGATGCAATCTACAACGCTGAACTGCATTACTACTACTACCCTGAGTCCATCACCTCCGCAGGTACTACATGGCTTGGGGATAACTTTGACACTGTGCTGCTGTACGGTTCCCTAGTAGAGGCATACACCTTTATGAAGGGTGAGGCCGACCTGATTGCGTTGTACGATGCCAAGTACAAAGAAGCCCTTGCACTGGCTAAACGTCTGGGTGACGGCATGGAGCGTCAGGACGCTTACCGTAGTGGTCAGTTTAGGCAGGCGGTGACATGAGCATTGTTCAGACGCAGACCACCAGCTTTAAGAAGGAGTTGTACGAGGCCGTTCACAACCTGTCCACGGACACCCTTAACATTGCCCTGTACGACGGTAATGCAAACCTGAACGAGAACACCACTGTCTACTCAGCAACCAACGAGGTTGTAGCGTCCGGCTATACAGCGGGCGGCAATACGTTGACTGGGGTAACTATCAGTTCTTCGGGGTACACAGCCTATGTAAATTTTGCGAACACATCTTGGACGGCTGCAATCACCGCCCGGTGCGCTCTGATTTACAACGTGACGCAAGGCAACAAGTCCATTGCGGTGATTGACTTTGGGGCGGACAAAACCTCGACCACCACATTCACTATCACGATGCCCGCCAACACAGCTACCACGGCACTTATTAGAAGTACGTAGGGGGCAGCATGGCTACTTGGACACCCATCGATACAAGCACTAGTACAGCGGTATCGTATGACTTCAACCCGTATGCCACTTTAGCGTTTGCTGAAGGCGCGTTTGCAGACGGTTTAACCTATGATGGGTGGGGCAACATTGGCACTGCACAGACACCAAATTGGGGTGTAATAACGACTGGGGATTCAGCATCGTATGACTTCAACCCATATGCTACTTTAGCGTTCGCTGAAGGCGCGTTTGCTGACGGTACGGTCTATGACCCGTGGACGTTGATTTCTACGTCCTAAGTAAAAAGGAATGATATGGCGCTCGTAATTGCAGATAGGGTCAGAGAGACCTCCACTACAACCGGCACAGGCGACATCGTTTTGGGTGGCGCAGTAGCTGGCTTTGTGTCGTTCTCTAGCGTTTTGGCTAACACGGACACCACCTACTACGGTATCGTGGGTGGTAATTCTTGGGAAGTTGGTGTAGGGACGTACTCTACTACAACCAATTCAATATCCCGAACAGTAGTTCTTTCCTCGTCCAACGGTGGGTCTCTGGTCAGCTTTGGTTCTGGCACAAAAGCTGTGTTTCTTACACAGCCTTCAGAACGTGCAGTCTATGTAAATGGCTCAAGCGTTGCGGCTGCGAACAACGCCACTGTGCCCAATTCTTTGCTTGCTAACAGCAGCATCACGATTAACGGCGTAACCATTGCTCTGGGTGGTGCTTCTACTACTGTCCCTCCGGCTTATCCACTAGTAGGCGCTACGCTCACTGATAGCGCGACTCAAGGTACGGTGGTCACAGGCAATTCAGCGTATAACGCTTTGAGCGTTACCCAAAGCGGCGCAGGCGGTGCGTTGATTGTTACTCAGGCCGGGTCAGGCAACGCCCTTGTAGTTGAAGACGCTTCAAGTCCTGACGGTTCACCTTTTGTAATCACAGCAAACGGTAGCGTGGTAGCTGGGTACACCAGCACTCTCAACGCAGGTGGGGCGGTCAACCCTAAGCTGGAAGTGCTGGGCACAACCGACTCTCTAAGCACAATCGCAGTGGGACGTTGGGGCGCAGACACAAGCCCATCCAGCCTGTACGCAATCAAGTCCCGGGCGGCTACGATTGGTGGGGCCTCCACTATTGTGCAGTCCGGTGACCAGATTGGTCAGGTGGTCTTTACCGCTGACGACGGTGTTACGTTTATTCAAGCAGCGACCATCGTTGCAGAGGTTGACGGCACTCCCGGCGCGTCTGACATGCCCGGACGCTTGGTGTTTAAAACCACCCCTGACGGCTCTGCCACCCCCACCACTGCCCTGACCATCAACAATGCTCAGCAAGTTGGCGTAGGCCCCGCGCCTGTGACCAGTAAAGGCACTTTTCAAGTCGGGACATTAAGCTATACCGACACTGGCATTACCGTTGCTGCGGTATCAAGCGTAGCTGGCTACAACCAGATGGTTCTACAGAACACCAGTAGCAACGCTGCGGCATCCACAAACTTGAACGTCTCCAATGATGCGGGGACTTCAACCACCAACTATGGCGAGTTTGGTATCAACTCTTCCGCCTTTACTGGCACAGGCTCATTCAGCCAAGCGGGTAATGTGTATTTGGTCGCTGCGTCCACAGATTTAGTTATTGGCACATACGCTTCCAAGCCTATTCGTTTTGTAGTCAACAACGGGGCAACGGATGCCGCAATTATTGACACCAACGGCAACGTGGGGATTGGAACCACCCCCATCGGTTCTGCGGCGCTTGAAATTAAAGCGGGTACAACCACAGTTGCACCACTGCAATTTGACGCGGGTACGCTGCTGACCTCGCCTGTGGCTGGCTCAGTAGAGTTTGACGGCAATTTGTACTACTCCACGGACGATGTGACGGGCGGGCGCGGGTTCATCCCATCTGTCCACTACTTCCGTCTGACCGCTGACGGCTCGGCGATTGGCCCCGGTATTGCTAACTACTTTGGCGCTACCTCTGGCGTTCCGCTTGACAACAACATCTTTTACGAAGTAGAAGCCAATCTGTTTTTCCTCAAGACCACAGCAGGTACGGTGACGTTTACCATGACGTTCACGCAAGCGCCTGTGAACAATGATGCGTGGTATGTTGGAACACCCGTTGGCGGTATGGCAACTGTCGGCGGCGCGGTCACTGCGGCAATTGTAAAATCCACCGCCACTGCTGGTGCTTTGCCTGTGACGGGTTCTTTGACCACGGCTGTCAATCACCAGTACACCCTCCGTGCAATGTTCCAAGCCAACGCGACTACGGGCGGCACGCTCAACTTGCAAATCACCAGCAGCGCGGGCACTGTGACCCCGTTGACTGGTAGCTACTACAAAATCAATCGCCTTCCGTCTGTTAACGCAGGCGTGTTTGCCTAAAGGAATAGAGCATGGCTACAGCATTCACCTCCCTCTTGGGCTTGGCCCTTCCCGTAACAGGAGAACTGTCAGGCGCTTGGGGCGTTACGGTAAACGACTCCATCACCTCGTTGCTGGACTCTGCTATTGCAGGCGCAACTATATTGAACACTGATGCGGACGTAACGCTATCGACTACTGATGCGGTATCTAATCAGGCTAGGCAAGCCATCCTTTTGTGGACAGCGGGGGGTACGGTAACCCGCACCATCATTGCCCCCGCTCGGTCAAAGGTCTACGTTGTAATTAACAAAACATCCGTTACACAGTCCATCAAGTTGTGTGGGCCGGGGCCGACCGCAGGCATTACTGTAGGCGCGGGTAGTTCAGCTATCTGTGCTTGGAACGGGGTGGATTTTGTAAAAATCTCGGGTAGTGGCGGTGCGACTGGTGGCGGGGCCGACCAGATTTTTTACGAGAACGGTCAGACCGTTAACACCAACTACACCATCACCACCAACAATAACGCTGGTACGTTTGGCCCAATCACAATTGCAAGTGGAGTAACTGTCACCGTGCCTACCGGCTCCACTTGGTCAGTCGTTTAAGGAGAACACATGAGTTCAGTCGCAATCACAGGCAACGCATCGGGTGCTGGTGTATTCACCATTGCCTCGCCCAACAGCGCCAGCAGCTACACCATCACATTGCCCACCGTTACCGGAGGGAGCTTTATTGCCAGCGACGCAAGCGGCAACGTGGGGATTGGTACTACGCCTAGTGCTTGGGATAGTTCAAGCAAAGCGTTGCAATTTGCTGGCGGCTCATTGTGGGCGTTTAGTACCACACAGATGGCGGTGACGCAAAATTTATATTACAACTCTAGCGGAAATTTTATATATGTAAATACGGCTACTGCCTCAGCTTACCGCCAAATAAGTGGCGCTCATTCTTGGTGGAATGCTCCATCAGGCACAGCAGGAGCTATTGCTACGCTTACCCAAGCAATGACGCTGAATACCAGCGGAACCCTTCTTATAGGTAAAACGTCAGACGACAGTACTACCAATGGTTTTACATTTGGCGTAACGGGTAAACAAGTTGGTACTGTTTCAACCGGGACTAACGAAATTTTTGTTTACAACAATACCAGCACCGGAGGAGCGGCGCAGATTGATTTTAGAACTGCTAATGTTGAGAAGGGGTATATCCAGTGGGACAACACCAACACAACTTATAGCACTACGTCTGACTATCGCTTAAAAGAAAATATAGCCCCTATGACCGGCGCACTTGCAAAGGTAGCCGCGCTCAAGCCGTGTACATATAGCTGGAAAATAGATGGTTCAGACGGGCAAGGTTTTATTGCACATGAGGTAGCTGAAGTTGTGCCGCAAGCTGTGACTGGTGAAAAAGACGGGGTTAGAGAAGATGGCGTTACACCCAGATACCAAGGCATTGACACCAGCTTCTTGGTTGCAACCCTTACCGCAGCCATGCAAGAACAGCAAGCACTTATCACTTCCCTGACAGCCCGTATCGCGGCACTTGAAGGAGCATAAACATGACACTCGCAATAAACGGCACAAGCGGGCTGCTCCAGAATTACGACTACCAGACCCCGACCACGGGGTTCAGTTACACGTTCACCGCATACAACGCATTGGTGATAAACCCGGCTGGTACTTTGGCTACAGGCACTATCACAATGCCCGCTGCGCCATTGGATGGCATGACTATCACGTTCACCAGCACGCAAGCCATCACTGCGCTTACAGTGAGCGCCAACGCAGGCCAGACCATCAACAGCGCAGTGACCTCCTTGGCTGCGAGTCAATCGGCTTCATATATTTACCGTGCGGCTTCTACAGCATGGTTTTCCTTTTCAGACGTATCCGCAGCAGTCACACCTTACGGGGGCCCCCGCGCCCGGTATTACAACACCGTAGCTACAGGGCAAAGATTCACAATTCCAACGGGGGTTACAAGCGCAAAAATCACTGTTGTGGGTGGTGGTGGTGGAAGTGGCGGGAAGGATACGGGTTGCCCCACAGTAAATGGCGGCGCTGGCGGAGATGGAGCTAGCCTTGTCCAGTGGATAACAGGGTTAACACCGGGTAACACATTGGTTGTTGCCGTTGGTGCTGCTGGTGCTGCTGGCACTGGTGGGGGAAATGGTACTAGTGGGGGAACAAGTAGCGTTGCATCGGGCACACAAACAATTACTACACTCCAATGCACAGGGGGTGTTAGGGGTGTTGGTGGTAATAGTGGCGGCGCTGCCGGGGCTGATGGAACTGCCACAGGTACAACTCTTGGAACTGATATTACCGGCGTAGTTATTACCGGCCCAGTAGGTACGTTCTCTTGCACTGCTAGTAGCTTACCATTGGTAGTAGGGCAGCAGATTCGTATTAGCGGAACATCTGGCGGTACTGGGAGTATTACTGGGTACGCAAACCCGACCCTATACTACATTATTACAACTAACGGCTCTACTACGTTTACTTTATCTACTACCTACGGCGGCGGGGCAGTTGGAACCGCTGCGGGTACACCCACAGGTTTAACGTACACCTTAACTGATAACGATGGCTCACAAGGATATGCATTTATTGGGTACGGCTCGAATATCCTTAGTGGCGGTGTTGGCGGAGCCACCGAAACATCTAGTGGTACTGGTAACGTAGGACAGCAGGGCTATGTCCTAATTGAATACTAAGGAGCAATAATGAAATATGCATTGGTGTGTCCTAACGAGCCCGTCACAAACGGGTATCGGATTGCTGGAGTTCTACCTGAGGAAGCGTGGCCTCCTGCACCGCCTACATATTGGCTGGAATGCGCAGACGATGTAACGGCGGATGATTGGTATTTTGATACAACCACAAACGCCATTACACAAAAACCTATCGTGTCTGGGCTTCAAACTTTGTGACCACTAATATTTCTCCTACTCACTCGTTTGAATACGGTGGGGCTTTATTTCTTGTCTACCACGCTGATGAGGGTGAAGGCTTGCCGCGCCATGAGCATACGTTTAAGCACGCCACTGTGTGTAATGCTGGAAGCTGTGTTATCCGTAAAGAGGGGCTTGAAAAGGTGATTGATAAGCATACCCAGCCCATCGACCTTACAGCAAATGAGTGGCATGAGATTGAAGCGTTGGAAGACAATACCGTCTTTGTAAATATTTTTGTAAATGGGGGATAGACATGCCAACCACAATTAGCGGAAGCACTGGGGTTACATACCCCGCAGGCGGATTAGCAAATACTGCTGGCGCAGGTGTCGGTACGACTGACTCCCAGACGCTGACTAACAAAACGCTTGGCTCTGGCCTTGTCGCTGGTGCAAGTTTTATTACGTCTGGCACTGCTCAAACCGCACCACCAGTAACGCCACAGTATTTTGACTTCACGGGCATCCCATCGTGGGTGAAGCGGGTTACTGTAATGCTTCAAGGTGTTTCCACTAGCGGAGTAAGCACTGTTTTACTACAACTTGGTTCTGGGTCAGTAACAACTTCTGGGTATTTAGGCGCAAGTTCTGCGCTAACAGATTCAGTTCAAGGGGCTGCACTCTATACAACAGGATTCGGTATAGGAAAAGAAAGTGCTGCTGCTAGGGTTCAACATGGGGCATTAACCTTATCTCTGTTGAATTCAAGCACAAATGCTTGGGTTTGCTCTGGTGTTGTTGCGGCGTCTAACGAAGCAAGGACAGCGCATACTGGTGGCTCAATAGCCCTTGCTGGCGTAATTGACCGTGTACGCATCACCACAGTCAACGGCACAGACACCTTTGACGCTGGTTCCATTAACATCTTGTACGAATAACCAACGTGATTGAACAGCTTGTCTCTGCTGAAAACCCGTGGCCCAATACCGAGACAAAAACGGTGTTGGTCTGCCGCTTGCCTAAAAAGGAC